CCGATGGCCACGAGCGGCACGGCCACGGCTGTCGTGGTCACGTACACGCTGGGCGACGATTCCACGGCGACGCTGTCTTCGACGCAGTACCGGGTGGACCGGAACGCGACGCCCGGCGTGGTGCGGCAACTGCGGGCCGGCACGTGGCCCGGGAATCTCGATGACCAGAACGCCGTCACGGTCACGTGGTGGGCTGGCTACGGCGCCAGCGGCACGAGCGTCCCGGCGGCGATTCGGCACGCGATCCTGATGCTGGTTGGGCATTGGTACGACGGTTCCCGCAGCGGCGTGATCGTCGGCAGCATCTCCAAAGAAGTCGAGTTCGGCGTGAAGTCTTTGCTGGACTCGCAACGCTGGGGCTCCTACCGATGATCGACGCCGGCAAACTCCGCGAGCGGGTAACGGTTCAGATCGCCAGCGGGGCCACGAACACGCTGGGCGAGACGGTGCTGACGTGGAACAACTCGACTGCCGTCTGGGCCAGCGTGGAAGGCGTCACGGCTCGCGAGTCGCTCGGACTCGGGCAGCAGGAGATCTCGGTCACGCATCGGGTGAAGATGCGATACCTGCCGGGCCTCACGCAGTCGATGCGGTTCGCGTGGCGGAACCGGACGCTGGAGATCGTCAGCCTGCTCGAGCGGGGCAACCGCAGCGAACACGAGATCATCTGCCAAGAAACGGTGCCGTAATGACGCGAGTGTTCGCCGGCGGCACCGACCGGCCGCTCATCAAGCTGGCGCTCGGCAAGGGCAAGAAGGCGAAAGCCCTGTTTGCGGTGGAGCCGCTGGAAGACGTTGTCGCTGAGATCAAGCGGCTGCCGCGAGACATCAGCACGAAGTACCAACTTCGGGCATTGAAGAAGGCTGCCAAGCCTGGCCAGGAAGCGTTGCGGAAGAACGTTGCCGCCCTGGGCGAAGTCACCGGCAACCTGATGGCGAGCGTCAGCCAGGTGTCGCGGAAGTACACGAACAACAAAGCGAAACTGCCGGTCGGCGTGGTGGTAGTCGGTTTCCGCCGGCCTGTGAACAGCAAGAGCCAGAAGGGTGCCACGCCGGCCTTCATCGGAGGCACAGTCCTCAAGGGGCCGAACCGGGCCTACCACTCGCACCTGGTCGAGTACGGCACGAAGCCGCGTCAGGCTGGCAAGTCGAAGCAGGTCAGCCGCCGTCGCGTCGTGCTGGGCGGCAGGATTCGCACGATCACTGAGCGGGCGAAAGAGAAGCCGACCGGCCGTGGCGTCCTGTCATCGTTCAAGACCCGTGGCCCGTTCTTCCGGCCCGGCGTCCGCCGCTACCCAGTGGACTTCATCGCCACTGGCACCGTCCGTGGGAGCCCGGCCCGCAAGCCGCTCACGCGGGCCTTCCAGTCCACGCAGAGCCAGATGCAGAGCATTCTCGACGTGGAGATGCGTAAGGCCCTGGCGGCGGCTATCAGGGCCACCAAGAAGAAATACGGAGACTTCGGCCTATGAAATCCCCCGAGGCTGTCCTGCGTACCGCGTTGGTCGGGAATACGGCTGTGGCCACACTCGTGGGCACGCGGGTCTTCCCCGTGATCGCCCCGGCTACGGCCACGTTGCCTTTCGTCGTTTGGCGGCGGACCGGCATCCAGCGGGAGCAAACGCTCGGCAACCCGATGGGGATGCCACGGGTGACGCTGGAGTACCAGATTTACGGCGTCACGTATGACCAGACGCGGGAGGTGGCCGACGCCATGCGTGGCGTTCTGGATGGATACGGGGGGCAGTCGGAAAATACGGTTGTGGATCAGGTGTCGCTCGAAAACGAGAGCGATGACTTTGTCTCACTCGGTGGCGCCGAGATGCCACCGGCGTACCAGATCACGCAGACCTACGACATCCGCTGGCAGGAGAGCTGACGAATGGCCACGACCCCGCATTCCGGTTCCGGCACGACGTTTTCTTTCGCCGGTGTTAACTACACCGTCACCAGCATCACGTACACGCTCGGTGCCACGGGTGGCGGTGCGGATAACATCGACATCTCCCATCTTGGCCAGACCACTGGGGCCAGCGTTCTTTCCATTGCTCGCCCGCTCGTGGGCACGCAGGGTGGCGACACCGGCAAGAGCGTCAGCATCGAGTACATCGGCACCAGCGTGATCGCCCAGAACGCGACCGGCACGCTCACGATCACTGGCGGCATCAGCGTCTCGGCGACTGCCACGTGTAATTCGTCTTCGGTCACGCTGACCGTAAACGACGCCATTCGCGGATCTGCCGAGTTCCAGTTGGCTTGAGCCACGGAGGTTTCCGTGGCGACGTACAGCACTGGCATCACGGCGACCTGGGGCACCGCTACTTTCACCGAGGTCACAGACCTCGCGTGGACATACGGCGGCAGTCTGCCGAAAGGCCGCGACTCTACGTGGACCGACGAAGTCGGCAACGTCACTCTGACGTGCCTCGGCACGGCAGGCATAGCGACTGGCAACTACGGCTTGCGGAACGACCTGACGATCAGCGGTGGCGGCGCCGCCTTGACATGCAAGGCAGTCTACGAAGGACTGAACGTTGCGCCCGAAGTGAACGGCGTGACCCGTTACACCGTGACGTTCCGAATCCTCGACGGGTGAAACACATGGCAGTGCTGACGCGAGACCAAATTGAGAAGGCGACTGACGCGAAGATCATCAAGGTGCAGGCGTGGGGCGGCGAGGTCTGCATCCGCCTCATGACCGTGGGCGACCGTGACAGCTACGAGGTCAAGCTGCTCGAGGCGCAGTCGAAGTCTGTGCCGGTCATTCCCGACTTCCGCTCCGAGTTGCTTGCCCGCTGCCTGTGCGATGACCGAGGGGAACTGCTGTTCCCTGGCGACGAAGGCGTGGCGGCCCTGCGTCGCAAGAGCGTCGATCAGATCCACGGACTATGGAAGGCGGCCTTGAAGCACAACGCATTGACTGAGGAGGAGATCGAGAAACTGGCGGGGGAATGAACGCCAGGCCGAGCTTGCGATTCAAGTTCGACCTGGCCTCACACCTCAAGAAAACCGTGGCTGAAATCGACGCGATGGACTCGCGGGAGTTCTCGTACTGGATCGCCTACAGCCGATGGTTTCGCCCGCTGGATAACCCGTGGCTGCAGACGGGAATGCTGGCCAGTTCGGTGCTGGCCCCGTACTGCAAGAACCGCGTTCCCGACGCTCACGACTTCATCCCAATCGAAGGCAAGGCACCGCAGCACCCGACGCAGATCGCAGAAACGCTCAAGAAGATGGCGGCCGACCTCGGCCAAAAGTGAAACATGGCAACGCTTGGAATCGGATTTCAGTTGTCGGCGTCTGCCGTGGGCATGGCCCAGGGCATCAACGCCGGCGTCGTTGAGTTGCAGAAACTGGGCTACGCTGCCAAGCAAACGGCTCGCGACGTATCAACGCTGAAGACGCTGGAGATTTCCAAGGCGTTCATCAGCGGCATCTCTTCGATTGCGAACACGTTCCAGGCGTTCACGAGCGGGGCACTCAACGCCATCGACAACACCCGGCAGCTAGCCGCGAGCCTGGGAGTTTCGTACCAGGAACTGCGGACGCTGCAGGTGGCGGCCGACCTGTCTGGTGCATCTAGCGAGGAGTTGGCCAAGGCGTTCACTAGGGCGCAGGTGACGATCACGAACGCGGCTGGCGGTAGCAAGGAAGCCGCCAAGGCACTCGCCACCCTCGGGCTGTCTGTCGATGACTTGGCGACGCAGACGAGCACGCAGCAGTTCCAGACGATTGCCACGGCCATCAACTCCATCGAGAACCCGGCCCAGCGGGCAGCGGCTGCGGTGGCCATCTTCGGCAAGAGCGGTGCCGCGCTGCTGCCGACGTTCCGCGAGTTGCCGGAGAATCTGAAGACGGCCCAGACGTTCCTTGGTGGATTCCGCGACGGCGTCAACGGCATCAACCCCGACAAGATCGACGCCATCGGCGACTCGTTCGGGCTCGCCGGCCAGGCGATGCAGGAACTGGCCGGCCGCATCCTGACGCAGTTGCAGCCCGCGCTGACGCAGGGCACCGACAACTTCATCAAGTTCGTGCAGAGCATCGACGTGCCTGCGGCTGCACGCACGTTGGCAACGCTGCTCGAAGACGTTGGCAACGCTCTGGCGTTCGTCGGCCGCGTGGCGGTGCCTTTGGCTCAGAATCTGCTGCCGGCGATTGGCGGCTATCTCGCGTTCATCAACCGGCAGGCGATTGCCGGTGCGATCACTGGCCTGGCGTCAGCGTTCGCGGCATCCGCTCGCGCGGCTCTCGGCTACAGCGCTGCCGCCGGTGCTGCCGCCATTTCAACTGTCGGGCTTGGCGTCGCCATTCGCGGGCTGCTTGCGTCCACCGGCATCGGGCTCCTGGTGGTGGGCCTTGGGCTAGCGGCCGGCGCGGCTCTTGAATGGGCTATCGCCAGCGATTCGGCTGGTGCCGATTCGGCCGCTGCCATTGCCGATGCCGAAGCGGCCATGAAGCGGTTCAGCGCCGAGACCGACCGGGCCGGCGTCGCCGCCTTCAACCTTGGCGAAGATGTGAAGAAGGCCCTGAAGGTGCCGGAAGAGATCAGCGTCAACGAGTTCGCCCAGGGCACTCTCAACGAAGCCCGCTCCGCGATCCTGTCGCTGGCCAAGGAACTGGGCGGGCTCGACAAGGTTCCGGCGAACGTGCTCGAGCAGTTTGAGGGTATTCGCAAATACGCCGAAGGCATCACCAGCGACGTGATGAACCAGAGCGAGGCAATCAAGGCTGTTGATAGAAACTCTCGCGATTTGATTACAACCGTCACGGAACTCGCACAGCGCGAGCGTGACAAGGCGAATGCGTCCAAGGAAGCCACCGACGCAGCGAAGAAGGCGGCCGAAGAGTCTCGCAAGCGTGTTGCCGAACTGGCGACGCAAGGACTGAGCGGTGCGGAGAGATCACGGCTGCAGTTGACTCAGGACTTGCTGTCGATTGCGAGAGAGCAACTGGCTGCCGAAAAGGCGTTGCAGGATGCCCGCAAGGCAGGCGATGCGTCGGCTATCTCTGCCGCCCAGGAGCGGCTAAAGCTCGCCCAGGCAGCG